TTTGTCACGAGTACGTGACTCGGGAGTATCAATAGCATATAAACGCACCCTAGACTTATAAAGAACAGAAAAACCAAGATCGAGAACAACATCAATAGTGTCCCCATCAACAACTCGTTCAACCGTGCAATTATATTCGTACATTTATTCTTCCAAGAAGGACCTTCTAAGTTTTGTAAGATACCAGTTTGCTTTATCAAGGTCTTCTTTTCCTCCTTTGTTTTCGTATCTCCACAAATACTTTAACATATTTCCTTTTAAATAGCCTCTAAATGCTTCTTTAGTCATAGAAGCCTCAATTGCATCTATGCACTCAATTTCACCATCATTATAGTGTGGTGGACTATTAACCATATCAATGTTTTTCATCAGTTCCTCCTAAACGTGAGTTTAGTAAAAAGACTGCTTGTTCAAAATCCATAGCGTCTTCTAAAAATGTTTGTTTGGTATATTCGTTTACTTTGCCAAAGTTGTAGCTCACTTGCACAACTTTATCTTCGCATCCTGCTAATACGTACACGGACACCTGGTGATTTCGACGGTCTGTAAGCCAAAGTTCTTGTTGTTTAGACAGCCCAAAGTCTATTTTTGACGTATCTCGAGCTGGGAGCTTAGGTTTGTACTTATATTCTACAAAGCACATTCCAACAGGGCCAGAATAGAAACAATCAGGCACACCTCCATGGTAGGGATCGTTGATTTTCCACTTATAGATATTAGTAGATAAAGATTTATTAACTTTTTTTATAAAGCCAGTTTCATTCACAGGACTATGGTAGCATATATTACCGTTCCTATACCTACATTACCGGCGTTTGTAAAAAAAGTACATACACGCTGCGACAGTATATGACGCAGCATGTACGCACAGTTACTTACGCTTCAGGAGCTGGTTGTTTGCCAGATACTGATGCATAGACTTTCTTAGCTAGTTCATAGTCATCGTCTGTGACCCAGCCTTCTTTCATAACACTAAGGTTTTGAAACTTTTGTCCGGCTCTATTCTGTGTACTTACAGCAGAAACCTTCCAAAGTGTAGAAAATCTATCGCCGCCAAGCTGAGCGATCTGCGTGTTCCATTCACGAGATACTCTCAACTTAGAAGATGCAAAGTCCATAAGGAACGGAGTAGAATTAATCTCTCCTGTCTTTTCATCTTTGCGAATCAATAAGTGAGACTGAGTTTGGATTATTTCAAAATCATCTGGACTACCTTCCTGTGTAGAAATGATTTCATCCGCATCAGCCTTTGACGCGCAACTAGCAACAAGTCCCCCACCTTTTTCACGCTTTCTCCAAACGACAAAGTCTTCGGTGAAATGCACGTTAATAACGTATATTTCTTTACCGTAGATCTCGTTGGTTACAGTGTTCAACAGATCACCAGGTTTAGCGCCTTCAACATAAGCGTCATGATTTTCATCAACTTCGCTATTCATTTGTTGAAGTAGTTTAACCCTAGGGGTCTGTAGGTGTTGGGTAGAAACGTTTTCGTTTCCAAGGCCCGTCGCCTCTTTAACGTGCGCTGGCACGGAGCTAGAGACTAAGGATACAGCTGTGTTTTTTTCTTCAGCCATGGTTCACCTTCCTTCTTTCATGGTTAATATTCACTTACTTCGATAATTAATCTTAGTAAGCTCCGTAGACTTTACTCCTGGGACGGAACCGTCCAATTGTAAAGCCTCCCTATAGGAAGTAGCGGACATACGTTTTTGCAGTAGCTCAAATCGACCAGTGTCAATTATGTGCTTATGCAATACATCCCAGTCCTCTACAGTAGGTACAGTTTCTACTTTTTTCGAAATTGTACATACATCGCTCGCAATCTGGTCGAGACCTTGCTCTTCCATTTTGTGAATGATTTCACTATCGAGATCGTTTTGACGTAGCTTTAGGACTTTCTCCTGTTCTTGTAGTGATTTAATTTCACCACGTACAGAAGCTAATTCATCCATTAGCTGATTCAAGTTTTTTTCTTCAGTCATTACATTCCTCCTGATTATGTAATTTGTTTAAGATGTGGAGAAGATTCTCCATTTTGCCTAATTTACCATCAAGCTTTTCATACACTGTTTCTTCCCAGGTATTACGAGCGGCAATTAGAATTGTTTCAGTTTTACTTGTTTGACCGGATCTATGTATACGTCGGTTAAACTGCTGAAAATGTTCTGCATTATAGGTGGGACTGCACCATATGCATGTAGTAGCTTTTGTTAGTGTTAACCCGTGGCTGGCGGACTGTGGGTGTGCAAACAGTACTTTTATTTGTCCTGCCTGGAACCGTTGTACAATATCAACACGTTTGTGGGCGTCAGTTTGACCATCAATAACTTCGTAGGTAAAACCTTTTTTCTCAGCTAGTTCTACTAAAGCATCACGCTCGTGACGCCAGTTGAATGCAACTAAGCTGTGTTTACGTACATCTAATAGATCCATAATCATGTCATATCTATGCTGATGGATATATTTAGCATCCCCTTGCTCGTCGTAGACTGCACCTGAAACAAGCTGTAGGAGCTTCTTAACACGTGCTCCAGCGTTAACTGCGTTAATTGTGCCTTGTTTTGTGTATAAAACAGATTCCTCTGCTAGGGTCTTATACATGCGTTGCACGGCGGGTGTTAGATCTGTATGCATTACTCGCGTTGTATTGTCAGGCAAATCTATACAATCTTCTAAAGCATAACGAATGTTTATGTCACTAAGTTGATGGGCCACGGTCTCTTCTATACCTGGTTTGTCAATCCATTCATTAGCAAAACCGTTAAATTTTGGTGTACACACTTGATGCCGGAAAGAATAGTAGCGTTCTCCTAGACGTTTACCGTCATCTACACACAGTGTGGGGTGCCAGACGTCAAGAATAGTGTTGGTATTAGGAGTACCAGACATAAAGATACGGGTATCAAAATGTGACACAATCTTTCTAAGATTTTTGGATCGTTTTGAATCCTTGTTTTTAAAGGCTGTGAATTCATCAACCACCAACGTATTGAATCTTTCAAGTAAGTGTGGATTTTTGAATAGAAAGTTGACAGCTTCGAAGTTAGTAATGACCATATCAAGGTCTTGGTTATCGAATATTTTCTGGCGGTTCTTAGCATAAGCTACTCCGTATGTTAGGTCGGGTTGGAATTTTTTAATGTCATCTACCCAAGCTGCTTCAAGTATAGACAGTGGGGCTATAACTAAAGTAACACTATCGGTTTGAACAAGAGCGTCCAACACAGAACGTGTTTTACCTGTGCCAGGGTCAGATGTAATTAAACACCTAGGGGTATTAAGAATAAAATTGGTAGTCTGGGTTTGATGGGCGTAGGGCGCCAGTGAATCTGATTTCATATTTAATCCTGTATTTATTATTTATTACTGTATTTATTACTGTATTTATCATTTCATTATACTTTATTTCATGCCGTGTTGACAATGTGGGTACTCTCCTTCTTTATACGAACACCATTTACAATTGTAATTGGATGGGTTCGGAGGAAAACTAGTAGCCGTTGTCATAACTACAGCTCGCTGATGGAGTTTAGGCATAAATAACATAGCCTCATCTCTAGTATAAGCTTGTATGGTTGTTTCATTTTGATCTAGATACCACAACTCTGTTTGTACATGTTGTAGCTCTGGATAACGAAAGAAACTACCGATTGCATAAGTTAATGCTTGCTGGGCGTGTGCAATCTCATTACCAAATTTTTTACCTGTTTTGTAATCAATAACGCGTGCTGATGTTTCAGTCTCATGGACAATTGCATCTAGTTTGATACGTGCCCAGGTAATAGGTTCTAGCCAACCGCAAGGTTCCCAATCAACTGTGAACCCCCACTCCCCTTCTAATTCTACTTTAGCGTCAATATACAGTTCTCTAAGTACTTTAAATTGACTCTCAAATTTTTTTAATTCTTGTGGAAATTCACCAAGAGTGCCATTTACATAGTCTTCAGCTTTTTGATGGATTTCACTACCGCGTGCTGCAGCAGGCCCAAAGTCTTCTTGTACTTTTTTTACCTTAGCAATGTAGCTGCGATAAGCGCAGGTTTCAAAGGTTTTTAAAGTCGAGTGTGACCAGGCTGGTATGAGTCCCAACTCCTTTGGGGCGTCCGTTGCTATTACATTCTCTAGATCTGGACGCTTGTCTTGTACAAGCTTTGACATATATTAATGTGTCGCTGTTTTCCTAGTAAGTTCCATGTCTTTTTTATCGAAATGTTCGTTAAGTATAGACTCTTTTACTTCTTTATCTAAAACCCAAGTAATAAGAACTCCTCTAGGAGCTGCTCTATTTTCACCTTCACCCATTCTTTTACGGGTTGTTGTGATACTTAACCTACTCATGGCTTTAGTAAAGTCTCTAATAGATAACACTTTTTTGTTATCAGTTAATACATCATACACTACTTTCAGATGCTGCATAGGTATTATGGTTTCTTCACCTGACGTAGCAATCCAGTTTTTAATGTATCTTTGTGATGTACTTATACCACCTGCGTCAAACGTGTTTGTAAGTGGTATATCTAAAATTTCTACAAAGTATTCTAGATTGTTAAGTTTGATAGCATTTGCAAACTCTTCAAG